AGTATTCAGTATCTAAAGTCTGATAACAATCACCAACAATATTATTTGAACTAGGTAATACAGATGAGTTTGCAACATTTGCTACGACTACTCCATCCATATCAAAACCTTCAACACGATAAGGAATAGACACAGGTATCACAAAAGTATTAGAAGTCGTTATACCGGATAATCCATCGGTTGATGTTATTATTTTTTCATAATGATGAATAGTTATTGAAGCATTAGCTTGTGAACCATATTTGTCAGCAATAAATGTTGAAAATTGTTGATAAGTCATTGGCCAATCATAAAATGGATCAGTAATCTGATTTGTGATTAAGATAATCCAATGTAACTCAGGATCACCATAATACTTTGAAGCAATCATTTCTGGAGTATCACCTTCTTGTATATCATATTCATAATATAAAGAAGAATTATTTAAAATATCTTGAATCAACGCAGGTCTGGTCATCAAATCGGTGACAATATTTGATACACCATTTGAAGTATAAATTAATTTTGGAAAATAATTGAAATATCTTGGCATTAGTAATTGTCCTGTGCAACTCGTTGTTTTGTAACAATTTCTGTTTCTTGGAAACTTAAGCTCATCTTAATATGAGTTGGCATACCATTTTTAAAAGTTGACCATCCATTAGGAGAATAATCAACATTTAGACCGGTTAATACTACTGTGCCTATTTGTGGTACATTACCATTAATTTGTCCATTGAATAAGAAATCAATATCAAATTCAGAAGGTGGAACAAAGAAACGACCCGCTGTAGCAGTGGCAATTTCTGGAGCTTGATGAAATCTAAAAGTCTTAACAATATTCAAAACATTATGTGCTTCATCTTCATCAAAAGGTGCAAATAAGAAATCAAACGAAAATGTTCTCATATCTGTACCTTTAAATAATACTTCTAATTGTGGGTTAGCAGCAAAACCTTGCGTAAAAATGGCAAAATCTTTGGCACCAGCACCTGTGCCTAATGTGCCATCATTGACGATTGCTTCAGCTATTTGCGCTGACATACCTGAAGATGATTTGTTTGAAAATGGATTTAGTTTATTGATAATATTTGCACCTAAACTAGCATATTTTCCTAAGTCTCCCAAAGCATCAGTTAAATTTTCAGCCTGCCAATTAGCATTATAAGAAACTTGAACAGATTCAGGCATATACAAAGCAATAGCTTGTGTAATTCTTTTTGTTTTTCTTGTTGTTAGAACTGATTGTAATGTTTGTGTTCCCAATGGACCAGCTTGAGCTTGATTATTCTGATTGATTGCTGTACGACCACCAGCTTCTAATACAGATACTTGACCACTTCCAACATTGTAATTACCATTAGAACTAATATATTTTGTATTTTCAGCCACATTGATATAAAAATTAATATAATGACCACGAGCAGTTGAACCCAAATCTCTAGGATAATACATATTGCTAAAGTCATATTGACTAGAATACAAGTCAGATAATGGACCGTTTACTGTTTGTTTTGCATTTTGTGAAAATGGAATGTTGGAAGCCATCATGCTACCTAAAATAAATTATATATACTATTTATGACGAAAAATTACAAAGGTATATTTACTCCTATAAATCCAAGTAAATACAGAGGTGATTACAAGAATATTGTATATCGTTCCTCTTGGGAAAAGAAAGTGATGATATGGTTGGACAATAAACCAGATGTTATTTCGTGGTCATCTGAAGAAGTTATTGTTCCATATAAGTCACCAGTTGATGGTAAAATGCACAGATACTTTGTTGATTTTTATGTTCAGATTAGAACCACAAATGGTCAACTCAAATCATTCTTATGGGAAGTTAAACCAAAGAAACAAGCCACCGAACCAGTCAAAAAGAAAAGAATTACTAAACAATACATCAACGAAGTTGTCACTTGGTCAGTCAATCAGGCCAAATGGGCAGCTGCCACAGAATTCTGTAAAGATAGAGGTTGGGAATTTAAAATACTAACCGAAGACCACCTAAATTTGTGAGATAAATAGAGTATGGCTACAAATATAAAACCTTCAAAATTAACTGACTTAACTGCTCAAAGAAACGCAATGGAGATGCAAAAATACTCCAGAGATTCTTTGAAATGGTTCACAAGTAAAATTAATAACTTGCGTAATCCAATAGCATTAGCTAGACAGATTAAACAAGAAACAGGCCGAAATACAAATCGGTTTGTTATTGGTGGTTTGTATTACTATTATTACAGTGCTAAAACGCACGAACAATTAAGTTATTGGGATGCTTTTCCATTGGTTATACCTCTTGAGAGATATACTGATGGTTTCTTAGGTTTGAATTTACATTACTTGCCTCCAAAAATTCGAGCAGGTTTCATGGACAAGTTAATGAGCAAAGCGGTTGTCAATGAAAATGATGACCCAATTAAAGTGAGAATTAGTTACGAGATATTAAACGCAACTAGACGATACAAAGAATTTAGACCTTGTTTGAAAAGATACTTATATTCAAACATAGCAAGCAAGATTTTAAAAGTGCAACCCGAAGAATGGGAAACTGCGGTAATGTTACCGACTCAACAGTTCCAAAAAGCAAGAGCGCAAGAGGTGTGGCAAGATTCTATTATGGAAATCAAAGGACATACACAACATGCTAATACTGCCCACATTATAGGTCAACCGAGATAACATATGTTAGACGCATTTAGAGCCAGTTTTACAAACGAATTAGCTAAACCATCCAGATTTGATGTTAAAATCACCCTGCCTACGGCCTTGGGGCAAACATTGTCAACTGAAACACTATCATATAGATGTGAAATGGCAACATTACCTGGTCGCACAATGGAAACATCAGACTTAAGAATTTATGGCCCATCAGAAAAAATGCCACATAGGTCATCATACGATGATGTTACTATGACATTTATTGTTTCGGATGATATGTCAGAAAGAAAAGCATTTGATACTTGGTTATATGTAATTAATCCAACAGATTCTTGGAATATAGAATATAAAAAGAATTATGTAGCTGATATTGTAATCACTCAATACGATTTGACTGGTAATCCATCATATTCTATAAAATTGATTGAAGCTTATCCACTTGTTGTTAATCAATTAGATTTGGATTGGTCAAACGAATCACTTTATCACAAATTAAGTGTTGTGTTTACTTATAGATATTGGGTGAGTGTTGCTACAAATAAAGTAGATGGCCAAGCTAGCGCAACAACACCAACTGTTGGTGGTCCAGCGGATGCTCAAGTGGCCAGTAATTCGGTACAAGATACAATCAATGACCAAGTTGCTAGTTACAATAATCAATTTATCGGTGGTTCAAATTTATTCGGTACAGGTTCGGTGTCCACAACATTTGGTGGCGAAATAGGTGGTATGAATTTAACACAATAGTAATGTTTTATTATAGGAGAAGATAATGGCTTTACCAAAAATTGATACGCCAGTGTTTGAAGTTACACTGCCGATATCGCAAGTGCAATTGAAGTTTAGACCTTTTTTGGTCAAAGAACAAAAGATTCTTTTGATGGCAATGGAATCAAAAGATGAAAAAGAAATAGAAATGAATATTCAACAAATTCTAAACAATTGTAATTTGTCAGATGTTGATATTGATACTTTGCCATTGGTTGACATTGAGTTTTACTTTTTAAACCTAAGAGCAAAATCAGTTGGTGAAAATGTTGAATCGAGATACAAATGTGAAAATGAAGTTGAAGGCAAAATTTGTGGCAATTTAATGGATGTTAATTTTGATATTTTGAATGTCAACATTTCCACTCCAGAAGAAGGCTCAGATTTAATTAAAATTACAGATAAACTAAGTGTCAAAATGAAATACCCAAACTATTCTGTAGTTAAGAAAATTAAATCAGATGAACCACAAATCGAATCGGCTTTCAAATTATTGATTGATTGTATTGATTATATTATGGATGGAGATACAATATATTATTCAGATGAAGTAACCCATGAAGAATTATTGCAATTTGTGGAGTCAATGACGAAAGAACAATTTGCTAAAGTTGAATATTTTGTTGATAATCTTCCTAGACTTGATAAGATTGTGGAAGTTAAATGTAAAAAATGTGGATTTGACCACAGAATTGAGTTACAAGGGCTACAAAGTTTTTTCGGGTAACCTTTCGTCATGATACTTTGGGAAATTATTACAGAACGAATTTCTCATTAATGCAACACCACAAATATAGCCTTGAAGAACTCGAAAATATGTTGCCATGGGAGCGTGACATTTATGTTGCAATGCTAATCCAATGGGTTGAAGAAGAAAACGAGAAGATTAAACAGAGAAACGCTGAGAGACGGTAATGGCAGATAATAGAACCAACAAAGGTGTCAATAGAAGCAGTATAGGGGCTAGTAAACAAACTAAGCCCCGTGCTGGCGATGGTACAGCTGACCTTTTAGCTAAACAATTAAATGTTGAAAATGCTAAAATTGAAGCTGAAAAGAAAGCCGAAAAGGATCATCCTAAAGAACCGGCAAATAAACCAGAATATGACCCATATCACAATCGTGAAAATCCTAAAGAACATCATGGGTATTATTATACTGTTGGGCCAAATGGTAAACCTGTTCGCCGTAGATTAAGAACAGGTTCTGGTTATGAAGAAGCTGACATCAAAAAACAAAAAGGTTTCTCTCAATTAGTTTCAGAAAGAATGATGTCTGGCCAAGGCATTAAAGAATCACTTAAAGGTGGTGGCAAAGATTTATTTGGCGCATACATGACTAGTCTTAAAAAATTAAAAGACCCAATGAACTACTTGAGTAAATTGCCAGGTGGTTTAGGTCAAATGGCTGCAACAGCCTATGGTATGAAAACAGGACGAGCCAAAGAAGATATTTCTTATTATACAGGTATTCATGCGCCTCCAGGTATGGAACAAGAGGAACAATCATCCGGTGCATCAAACGCTGACGGGTCAACTCCAACCGCAACTAAAGTTAAAGAAACAAAATCAACAGCAAGTAAAGGTACCAAAGCACCTGCGTTTCCAAAAGTTGTGGCTCGCCATATTATGAAAATGTCTAAAGATATTTCTGAAATTCGAAAAGACATCAAAGCTTTAGTATTACAAGGTAAAGGTAAAAATTCACCATCTACTTTATTGGAAAAGATTTATAATTCACTAGAAAAAACTAGTGAAAAAGAAACTAAAGAAAAAGAAATTTCAAAAGAATTAGAAGATAGTAAAGAGCAAAATACTACTGAGCAGTTAGAATTAAGTAAAGATATTGAAAAATCAGAAAAAACTGAAAAGTCTTCAAAACAAAGTATCTTTGAAAAAATTAAAAATTTAAGAAAACCTAAGGTTGCAAATGTGGGAATGGCCGAAGGTGCTGAAGGTGCTGTCGGAGGTTTAGCAGAAGGTGCCGCAGCTGCAGGAGGTGCCGCTGCTGGTGCAAGTTTGGCCGGTGGTGCTACAGCAGCCGGTGAGGGATTATTAGGGGGTAGCGCACTAGTTGCTGCGGCTCCATGGTTATTAGGTGCGGCCGCAGTTGGTGGTGTTGGTTATCTAGGTTATAAGGCTTATAAAGGATTATCTGGTGAAGCTGAAAAATCAACTAAAGGTTCTAATCCTAGTGGTGAAGTAGACCAAACATACTTCCAAAAATCACCAGGCGAATCCGATAGTGATTATCAAAAGAGAATGACTGAATATGCTACAAAGAATAATGCTCAAATAGCATCTGGTGAAAAAACTATGCCTAAGGGTTACGACCCTAAGACAGGCACACAAACAAATTCTGTAATGGTTGATAAACAAACATCAATCAATAAAAATATAACAAATAACACTTCAACAACAAAAACAACACCTGTTGATGATGTTATTCCTGATGCGTCTAAACCGATTCCTATTACCAATATTACCGGTGATACATCAAAGGCTTCGTCAGTAAACAATATTACCGGTGATACATCAAAGGCTTCGTCAGTAAACAATATTACCGGTGATACATCAAAGGCTTCATCAGTAACTAATGTTGATGGTGATACTTCTAAATCAACACCGGTAAGCAATATTGCTACCAAAGTAACAAATATTACGACTGAATCAACTAATGTTAATTCAGACACATCAAAGGCTTCATCAGTAAACAAAGTTGCCGGTGACACATCAAATACGGAAGTTAACCGAAATAATGAATTGACATCTAATCAATCAAATGTCAATACTAAAAATTTGGCATCACCTGTATCGAATATAACTAAGCCTTCAATATCTAAAGTAAATAGTTCATCAATTAATAATATATCAGGTGATAGCCAAACATCATCTCAAGTTATGAATGATGGAGATACAACTAAATTGGTAGCAATGTTACCAGATGGAACAACGGCACCTATATCATCCATAATGAATAGTAGTACCACTAAATTAACAACTATGGCACCTTCGGCTAACAAATTATCTGCTCGTGCTACGGCTGCAACAACTGAAAATAAAAACTTAACTGGACCTGCTTCAGATACCGCAAATGCTCCTATTATTGTTAATGCACCTACAGTCAATAATGTCGGTAGTAAAACTGGTTCTGTTACATCACAAGGACCAACTCCAATACGAAACGATGAACCTGTATTAACTAGGGTTCAATATCAAAATGTAAGACCTGTATAAATGACAAACCCACCTGACGGTGGGTTTTCTTTGCGCTTAAGAACTAAGCATTGGCAGCATCAGCTGGTTGTTGAGGAGGTGCAGCTGCTTGAACTTGTTGAATTGCTTGATTACGAATTTTGATTACTAAATCCGCAACTTGGCCAAATTGTAACATATTCAAAACAGAAATGATACCATTCACTTCTTCAAGAGTTAAATCTAATGTAATATCCATAATTTTCCTTAATCATCATTTGCTAAAGCAGCAAAGTGGTCCATAATTGAGTTGTCATCTTCATCGTTAGTCCATGGAGTGTCAATCTCAGGAATAGAATCCTCTACTGTAGGTTTTGCACTTTCAATTGTTGATGGTTTTGCAGCCTGCGCTGGTGCAGAATATGACTTAGGAGCAGCCACAGAACCAAGAACTTTATCCAAGCGAGCTTTCAATTCATCATATGATTTGAAATGTTTCTTATCCAAGAATTCTTTGAGAGAATACTCTGATTGCCACAACTTCTCAAGTTTAGCATCATCACCACCAAACAATTCAGTAGGTCCTTCGAACTCTGATTTGTCATAGTTTTGATAACCTTCAACTTTACGAATTTTCAACTTGAAGTTAGCACCACCCCATAAGTCAAATGGGTTAATTGGTTGTTCATCTTCAAAAGCAGGATTCATTGCTTCGGTAATCTTATCAAAGATTTTCTTACCGTATTTAAACAACTTCACTTGACCATTGTTTTCTGGATGCTTAGGATCCTCAATAACCAAAATGTTTGAGATATATGTCAAACGGCGCTTTTGTTTACGAGCGATTTCTTTGTTGGCATCTAAGCCAGAGTTCCATAATTCAGAGTTATATTCTGAAACTGGATCTTTTTCGTTGAGTGTTGTGAGAGAATTCTCAATATACCAACCACCTGGACCTTGGAATCCATGTGTATAGACTTTAGCCCAAGGAATACCATCATCGCCATCTGCCGCTGGGGCTGGTAAGAAACGAATAACGGCATAACCATTACCTGCTTTATCTACCTCTGGACGCCAAAAGTTTTCTTCAGAACTGTCACTTGATTGGGAGTTACTATTGATTTGTTCGAGGGCCTTGGTTAGTTTATCCAAATTACCTGAACTTTTTTTGAGACTTGCGAAGCTACTCATATTAATCTACCTTTCTACTGTTATCTACGATTTTTGATTTGTACTGCACCATTATTTATGCTCCTTAATTTTATCCACAAGCATTTGTTTGAACTTTTTTTCATCATAATTGATAAAAGGTTCATATCTCAAGCACCTAAACATAACACCTGGAAATATGATGTCATCTTGAATCTTTTCTTTCCACATTTCTGAGAATTTTAAAAAATGATTTAAAATGATAAAAGACTCCGGTGCTATGTTTCCATAATATAGTTCTTTCAATAATATAGGTTCTTGCCCACCCTTAACTTCCAAAAGGTCATTAAGATTTACTACTTTATCGAATAAGTGTATTATATCATTACTAAACAGATATGTCAAGCTCTGTATTCGTTTTTGATAATTTTTATATACCTCATCCGCTTCATTGTTATTCAAGTCACCAATCCAACATTTAGGTTTCTCAAATAGATTAGCAACAAAGAACTCTTTAGCCTGTTCAAGGCTGTACTTCCTAGAGATAGCATAGAACACATACTTATCTCTACGATTTAGAAACGCATCTTTTCCAATATTACACTTGCCATGATATTTAAAGTAATCATAGGATTTGCTATTGAAATGTAAGTGTAAGGTATGAAAGAGAGCAAAGGTTGCATAACCGCCATTCTCACTCACTCAAAACTCCTGAAATTATTACCAACTCTTGAGGCCAATTCTCTGCAATATGAAACTGTGGTGAATGATTGTAACCACCATCCTCACGATTACCTTTCATCTGTAACCATAGAATAGGTTTACCATCTGGAGTCACACACCGCAAGACCGTACCACTTGGCATTGTAATCCATTCACAATCAACACTAATGAAATCAATCAACTTAGGAATATCAACCACTTGAACCTTCTTGGTCTTTTTATTGTGCCAAACAAGGTATTCTGATTTAGTATCTTTCTTGAGGCTTTCAATCAGAAGTTTAGGTAATGTCTTTTCTTTATTGATTTTATTGAAATAGTTTTCAACCATAAACCAATCGTTGATTTTATCACTCTTGATGCGTTGATGTTTGACTTCATCGGCTGAAGGATTTAATACCTCAGACCATTTTTTAAATGTGTCTTTGTCTTTAGTGCCAAACCAATATTGTAATTTTTCCTCAATCCAAGGCAACATATCCAAGTCTTTAGACAACTTATTCAATGTGGTCAAGTGTACCTGAGTATTTTTACCTGATACATTCTTGACCGACATTGATAAGGTCTTACCGTCTTTGGTTGCTACGATGTCAGCCTTAGTGGTACTAGCACCATCAGAATCCACATCATCCAATTTAAACTGCTCAATCAAATAGTCATGGAGAATAGTATTCTTCTCCATATCACGACCTTCATAATATTCTTTAGCTGGCATATTAAATAGGCAAACGATTGCCTTCCTTTTTCAACATATTCATATCAACTGCTTCATCACGAATTAAGGATTTAAGTTTAGCTGAAATCAGAGTAGATGCAACCTCAATCTCAAATCCTGTTTCCTTACAATGTTCAACTATAGCGTCAATATGACTACACTTTAGCCTTCTCGCTGTCTCTTCTATCATCAGCGAAAACTTTTTTATCTCTTCTTTGGATGGCATCTTTAGTCCTGTAAAATATATGGTTCCCAATTGTTGCTACTTTAGTATATCTAGCTTTCCAATTGAATGGTAAGTGTTTCTCATGGAAAAATAACACAGTATCGGTAAACCTATCATAACTTATCTCATTTGTCAAGAATACTTTAGCAACTTTAACTGATTGTTGCCAATTATCGGATTCATAATGTATAATTTTTTTAGGTTCACAGAACCATGAAAATTGACACATTTTAACTGTTTTCTTTTCAACCACTTTTGTGGTCGATTGGTGTACAACACCACATACTGTTTTAGGGAATGAGGATGACCCAACCCTATTCATAATCACTTGTGCTACGGCCATCTTACCTTCATAAGGTTCAGACCCAGCTTCAAAATAGATACTTTTTGCCATGCACATCTCAGCCGTTTCAACTTGAACAATATTTTGCCTGTTCTTATGATTATGGTGAATTGATGCCTGTGTGTCAAATGCCATAAGTAAAACCATCACCAAACACATTAGTATAGTGTTTTTCATGTTTTTATTCCTTGGTATTATTAGAAAGGATGGGGGCCGAAGCCCCCTATTTGATTAGAACCAGCGTGTGTATGCTAATTCTAAGCCTGTAGATTCTGTGTTAACATATGAACGATAAATGTCCGCTGTTACTGAATCCTTTGTTGAGACTTTGTATGTTGCACCAACATATGGTGTATTTGTTTCGTATCCTTTTCCTGAAGCAAAAGCATCAGAGAAACGGTCACTTACGAAAACATCTAGTCTAGGGTTTACTGAGTAAGTAACACCTGGCTCAATACGGTAATAAGCAAAGTTATTGTTTGTTGCTAATTTTTCACCAATTGAAACTCGACCCCAAACTTTTAATCCACTACCTAATACATATTCGTATTTGATGCGTGGTTCAAAATTCGAACTTACTTTAGTTGTATTATCTTGGTCTTCAATTTGAGCCTTAACATCTACAGTAACACCTTGTAGAACGCCTTGAGTCCATTTGTAACCAGGGATAATATTCAAATTGCGGCTATCATTACCACCGTGAACATCTTGATATTCACCTTGGATTGTTAGGAACGCATCATCTGCATGTGCGACACCAAATACTGATGCCAACAATGCTGTTAAAATAACTTTCTTCATTACTACTCCTTTTTGTTTAGAAAAGTGATGAGTTTTTCTGTTACCAAGGAAACTCATCGAAACTCTGGAATTCTATCAGCCTAAGCTGCTAGTGCCATGTTGTATTCGCTGTCATTTGCGTTTACTTTTGATTTACTTTTTACGACTATCTGTGTCGAGCGCCATTATCCTATCTCACGCTGTCGAAACCAATGCAGACCCATCAGAAACATACTATCTTTGAGCATCCGATATAATTATCTACCCCTTATGAAGTTATCTTTTTGGGTGTAATATGTTTCTGGTGGATCTGGCCGGAGTCGAACCGGCGTCCAACATGCCTTACTTTATGGTTTACGCTGTTTTTATTGCACTTGCACAAATGTGTCACGATAACAATTACATGTTGCATCGTAAACAGTGTCTTTTCTATATAGTGGTTGTGGTGTTGTAATTACTTGAGGTTGCTGAACGACCACTGGTGCTTGCTGATATACTACTTGAGGTTGAGGTTGAACCACAACTCTAGGTTGAGATAACTCATAACCAATTACACCACCAATAAGTGCTGGGCCAACCCAACCCATGCCACCACCATGATAATGATTTTCATAATGGCCGTAACCACCACGATAACCACCATATCCACCATGCCAGTCTGCCAAAGCAGAAGTTGATGCAAGTAGTAATGCAGTTAATAAAGCAATCTTTTTCATAATATTTCCTATTTAATTTAACACTATAAGACTATTATATATTAATACCAATTTTTTGTCAAGCGTTATTTAAGTATTTGGCTCTAAATGTTCTGCTAAGAAATAATTAGCAGGTAAAATTGTTTGGTCTCCGCCCGCCCATTGGATAACAATATCATCACCTTTGTGAGTAAAACAACCAAAAAGATATTGGTTATCAATTCGTTTAGCCACTACTGAGAATTCATATTTCTTAGCATCAACTCCTGGCACCTTACATGGAATATTACTGATACGAATAATAACATTTTTATTGTATTGATAATCTAAAAAATTATCAGCAGCTAAGGTTACCAAAGGCAAAAGTAATAGAGTAATTAACAGTTTTTTCATTTAACATATCTCCTATAAGCCCCAATCCAATCAGTAGATATTTCTTTTTGGGCTTGTTCTAATGGAATTTGACCATTACACACCATGGCGTGCAGTTTATTTTCCAACTTATCCTTATCATGAGCATTAGTTGGGCCTGAGAATGATTGCGGCCATAGATTAGTCGCATCATTTGAACCACCAAGTTCTAGGGAGATAAGATGGTCAACCTCACATCCTTCGGTACCAGTACAGTACCCTTGATGGTTTACTACACCATAATGGTAGTAAACTATAGTCTTTGTTTTCTCTGATACATTACGGATATTTGGAGTCCTGAATGTAGATGAGCAAATAACATTTTTAGTCAATGTTGGGTCAGCTTGACCTGGAGTATATTTTGGGTTAGGTACCACATCCGCATGACAAATATTTGCTAATAGCAACAATGCTAATAATATTGTTCTCATTTATTATTCCTTTTATAATCGCCTACTAAATTAACCAATGGTTCTATCCATGTTTTTGTTTGTTCTATAAAGACCAATGGTTGTTCGTTTTCTACGGCCATAATTGTCACCAATTGATGTATTGGTTGACCAATTAATTCTTCATATGCAAGTGCATAAAAACACTCTTGCATAAAATAATCTTTTACCATGTCAGTTGTTTTAATTTTACGGGAAGTTTTGAAGTCGATAACTGACAAGACACCATCATATTCACCGATACAGTCAACACGACCGGCAACACCTAGTATTGTGCTATAAAGGCCACATTCTTGGTAGTGTATATTATTTATCCTATTTAGCTCAGATTTGATGGTCTTGAACATCTCCATAGCGTCCGGGAACGCACCTTTGAAGTAAAGAGGGTCATTGTTCAAGTATTTCTCACAAAGAGTGTGGACATTCGTCCCTCGGCTTGAGGCGTGTTTGGAGATACGATTAGCCTCTGCTTCGCCAACCTTATTACGCCATTCTTGTATAATGTCTTTTTTGAAATAGGATAAAACTGTGGTGATAGAAGGCACTTTAGACCCATCAGGTAAAAGATACTTTCTACCTTGTTGGGTCGTTTCTGCTGTTAATTCTTCGAGGATTTTAGGTGGGCAGTAATTAAATGTTACCATTCACGGGGTGTCTTTGTTTTATGACCACCCATCGTATTGCCAGGAATGGTTTCTTTCATGCGTTGAATAACATACTTCTCAAAGGTTGAGTCAGGTTTACCCATGCCAGGAACAGACATACGAGAACCATCTGACATTACTGGCAGGTTCTCTGATGAATGATATTGTTCAAG